TGACAGGACGGAACTATCTGTTGGACGGTGAAAATATGCTTCATGTTAAGAACTTCTCGTATGACGGCTTGGTTGGTGTTTCGACACTTACTCACGCAGAGAATATCACATCACTGTCAAAGAGTGCAGATGCGCAGGCAAAGGGTTACTATGTATCGGGTGTTAATATGAACGGTATTATCACTGTTCCGAACAAGATAGGGGCCGATAAGGCAAGGGATTTAAAGGCAAGCTGGGCTGATTCTGTTGGATATAATTCTACAACAGGGCGGGCTGGTGGTGTTGTTGTGCTTGAGGCCGGGGCGGAGTTTAAGCCTATCCAGGTAAACCCGAAGGATGCTCAGATGCTTGAGACAAGGCAGTTCAATGTCGTGGATGTTTGTAGGTTCTTTGGTGTTCACCCTTCAAAGGCATTTGATACGAACAGCGACAGTTATGCTAATATCGAGGCTTACCAGCTTGGATTCATCACGGATACGATAACTCCATTTAAGACGAGATTTGAGGCAGAGTTTAACCGCAAATTATTCAGACCATCGCAGAGGGACAATACACGGGTTGAAATGGATATTGAATATCTGATGAGTGCAGACCTTACGACTAAGGCAGGTTATTATTCTCAGATGTTTCAACTTGGTGTATTCTCGCCTAATGATATTTGCCGTAAGGAGAAGGAGCCAATATCAGAGAAGGGTAACGATAGATATGTACAGGTTAATTTAGCTCCGCTCGGACAGAAGCCGGAGCCTGAACAGAATAAAAATACAGGGATATAATGGAAAAAGAAGTAAGGGTTTTTAATTTGCCAGATTGTGAACTAAGGGCAAGCAGAAGGGGCAGGACTATTGAGGGCGTGGGCATTGTATTCGACAAGCTCTCTGAGGACTTGGGCGGGTTCCGAGAAATAATTAAGCCTGAAGCGATGAACGGTGTGATTGAACGGTCGGATATTCTCTGGCTCCTGAATCACAATGAAGATAAGGGCGCACTGGCACGCAGTACCAACGGCAAGGGGACATTATCACTGAGTATTGAGCCGAGGGGTGTGGCTTATTCCTTTGAAGCTCCCGATACTGTTACCGGCGATGAGGCTTTGTCGGGTATCCGCCGGGGAGATATGAGGGCTTCTTCGTTTGCCTTCCGGGTTGCCGAAGGGGGTGAGAAATGGGAAGAGATGCCTGATAAGTCCTACCTGAGAACGATAACACAATTTGATAAGCTATATGATTTGAGCGGGGTTTATAGACCTGCATATATTGATACCTCTGTGGCAACACGGAGCCTGGTTGATGTAAAAACTGAAAAAGCAGAACACTTGAGAATCGAGGCCGAGAGAATAGCAGCCGAAGAGAAGAAAAGAGCTGATGACCTTGCCGAGGAGCTACGCAAGTCCTCCGAAGCAACGAACGCCGTCTCTGACCCTGTTGTTAATCCGCCTGATTTAACTGAATATTTTATTAATTTAAGAAAACAAATTCCAAGAAAATGACACTACTTGAGATGAGAGATAAGAGGGGGTTGCTGATTGATGATAATCTGGCACTCACTCAGAAGGCTGAAGTTGAAAAGCGGGAGTTCACAGCCGAAGAAAAAAAGGACTTCGATGAAAGGAACGAGAAGATAAACAGCCTTGAGGCTGCAATACTTCGTGAAGAGGAGAAGAGGAAATTTGACCCGGCTTCGATACTTATTAAAAAAGAGAAACCAGCTCCTTCACTTTTGAAGGCTATCCGTTCCATCTACGACAAAGGCAAACTCCCTGAAGGATTCAGCAATGAGGACGGCGAAAGGGATATGGCAGATGCAAATCTTGGCAAGGTCAGGACTGTACCCGGTCAGATTGTTATACCGGCATCAAAAATCGAAGATAAGCGTTCAACAATCCTGGCAGGGCAGACAAGCGGAACAACTGGAGGGGGCTATGCAATAGCAACCGATAAGCCGTTTGTTCTTCCTCCGCTGACAAATTACCTGGTACTCACAGCAGCTGGGGCAACCTATCTGAACGACCTGAAAGGGTTTGTAACCATACCGACCTATTCAGGAACAACTGTTTACTGGGGCGCTGAAGTTGATGCAGCCACAAGCGGAGAAGGGACATGGGGAAAAGTTGACCTGTCACCAAGAAGGATTACCGCACTGATTGACATCAGTAAAAACTTCCTGCTCCAGGATGGCGTTGGTGCTGAAAATATGCTGAAGGAAAACCTTGCTGCTGCAATAGCTGCTGATTTTGAGGCAAAAGTTCTTGGCGTTGGTGCTGGTTCTGTAACTGACGAGCCTACCGGGCTGTTCTATGGAAGTTCAGGGGCAATCTATAAGGCTGACAAAACTACTGCTTCTTTTGATGCAGTTGTTAACCTTATGAGGAACGTTGAGACCAACAATGCCCTGACCGGCTCACTGGCATACATTACACATCCATACGGAAAAGCTAAACTGATGACTACTGCAAAAGTAGCCTCATCGGATTCAGTGATGGTATCTGATGGTAAGGAAGTCATCGGCTTCCCGCTGTTCAGTACCTCTGGATGTGCTTACAATGTGTTTACCACGACTGGTTCTGCCGGGCTTATCTTTGGTAACTGGAGAGACCTGTATCTTGGTCAGTGGGGCGGTTACGACCTTACTATTGACCCGTACACACAGGCTCATAAAGGAACCATCAGGCTCGTTGTTAACTGCTATTTTGATGCTGCTGCTGCACGTAGCGCATCGTTCAGTGCTATTAACATATCGGTCTAATGACATACATCACGCTTGAGGAGGCAAAGGATCATATCCGGGTAGATTACCAGGATGATGACCATTACATTGAATCGCTTGTTGATGTGGCGGAAACGTCAATCATCAACGAAGTGGCGGGGCGGGTTCCCGGTTTGGGAACTGTTACCACAGTCGGCACAACTGCGCTGACGGGTAGCGGGACTAACTTTCTCGACTTCAAGGCCGGGGATGTTATCCGGGTAACTGACGAGACAGACAGGACAATAGCTTCTATTACTACTAACGAGGCGTTGACCGTGACTGTTGCGTTTACCAATACTGCTGCAAGCCTGTCATGGTCTATTACTCCTTCTCCTCTTGTTAGTGGTGAATTGCCGAAGCCTTTAAAGCAGGCTATGCTTCTGCTTGTCGGGCATCTTTACAATCAGAGGGAGTCGGTAATTGTCGGCTCCCCTGCTGTAAAGGTTCCAGATACTATTGATATGCTTATTGCACCTTATAAAAACTGGGTTTGTAAATGAGAGCCGGGAGACTTGACAGGAAGGTTGTATTTTATGCGTTATCTACTTCGAGGGGTGATTTTGGCGAAGCTGTGGAGACATGGCCTACGGCTACGATTACCACATGGGCTGAGATTACCTATGCAGGTGGTGATGCTATCCTGTCAAATGATGAGAAGTTCTATACCGGAACTTTGTTTTTAAGGGTGCGTTATCGCAGTGAGATTGTTGAGACTATGAGGGTGCTTATTGATTCCGAGTGGTATCGGATAATATATATCCAGCGGCTCGGACGAAAGGAGGGCTTACAGATAACCGTACAAAAGGTAAATGAGTAATCCTGTTATAACAGTTGAATCACCGGATATTACCAGGCTTAAAAAGGTCTTTGAAGAGTTGCAATATACGGATAAGAGAAAGATAATTATTAACTCTCTCAACCGTGCAGTTGTGCCTGTTGTTCGTCAGGCCAAAGCTAATGTAAACGTAAGAACAGGGAATCTTCAGAGGTCGGTAGGGCAGATAGTAAACAGGAAAGATTTAACAGTCTCAGTCGGTGCGAGGAAAAGAAACGGGCATAAAGGGTATCATGGATTACTGGTTGAGAAGGGGACGGTCGCCCGGCAGTATGTAACCAAAAAAGGTAACATACATAAAACCGGGAAGATGCCAGCCCTGAACTGGTTAAGGAAAGCAACGGAATCTAAGGGTACTGAAGCTAATAGGATTGTCATAGAAGAATGGCGGAAAGGAATTGATAAGGTTTTAAAGAAGTACAGATGATAGGCAAAACTATTAATTATCTTTTAACTCAGGATTCAACACTTGTGCAGCTTGTAGGGACTAAGATTTATCCTTATGTAGCTCCCAATAATACTGAGCTGCCGTGCATAGTTTATAAAATCAACACCCTGACACCGTTTTACACTAAGGGGGGATGGGGTAATGATGTGATAAACTTCAGCGTCTTTTCTTTTCATCCTCACTATGACGATTTACAGGCTATTTATACCCGTGTCCGTGCAGCCCTTGAACTGAAAACAACCGGCTATGGGTCTCAATCAATAGGGCAGATAAGGCTTGAATCACAGGACGAAGGCTTTGAACTTGAAGGCAATTTATTTTATAATGTTTTAAATTTTAATGTAACTGTTAATACGTACTAAATGGCAACAGGTGATATTATCAATGGCAGCGATGTCTATATGTTCTTCTCGGCAACAACCGGGGCGACAGACTGGATGGCGGCTGCTTACGCAACAAGTCATACACTGAACCTCAACCGCACTATCAGGGACACTTCTAATAAAGGCAGCGGGGATATAGATACGGCTGATTATGGTCGGCTGAAAGTTACTGGCACACTTGAGGGGATGAGTATTGATAATGATTCTCAATACGGGTATGAAGATTTCATAGCGGCTATTTATAACAAAACACCGCTGATGATGATGTTTGCAAAAGATGCAGGGAGCTTTGAGCCGAATACCACAACCGGCGGAGGTCTTAATTTCTATGCAAGCGGGATTTTTGTACTTGAGAGCGTTTCAAAGACAGATCCGGATAATGCAAACAGTACCTATTCGGTATCGTTTACACATAAGTCAGGGTTTGTTCTGAATAGTGTAGTTGTATCATAGAGGGAATGGCTCTCTAAGGGGAGCCTCCCTTTTAATTTATTTTATGAAGCTGTTAAAAGACAAATCGGTAAAGATAGGCGATAGGGAATATCCTGTTAAACTGTCAATCCGGGCGATGATTGAATTTGAGGCGATGGCTGGGAAGTCTGTATCGGACATCAGCACTATGTCGGATATGGTTATGGTATTCTTCTGCTCTTTTAAGGCAGGCGGGAATGATATGAAATACGATGCCTTTCTTACGCTCATTGACGATAACCCGGATGCACTGGATAACTTCTCAGACCTGATGCTTGATTCCGGTGAAAAAAAGAATCCAGACCGTTAGATTGGGGTGTTCTATACGGTCAGGTAATTAGTGCAGGAATATCACCCCGGTATTTCTTTGACGAGATGAGCCTTGATGAAGTCTCTGCTATATTAAAAGCAAGGGAGACGGCAAGGCGGGAGACATGGGAACAGGTAAGAACACTGTGCCATTATGAGATTAAGTTCCCCTGGGATAAAAAAGAGAGCCAGGGGCGGAAACTATCGGAAGGCACACATAAGAAGAGATTAAAGAAGGCGGAAAAATATATAAATAATGGCAGGCGATAGCAATTTTTCAGTATCGTATTTATTCAAAGGCATTGATGCCGGATTCAGTCAGATGATCGGCAAAATGGAGGGCAGTCTTGGTAAGATTAAATCACAATTAACCAGTATGGCTGCCGGAGCAATATCCGCCGGTGCTGCCTTTAGAGTATTTTCAGACCAATTAAAAAGCACTCAGACGGGTGTTGAATTATTAAATACTGCCTCGCTTGCATGGAGAAAGACGTTATCCGATATACCGAATCTCCTTAATCGTCCCGGTGGTGGTGGTATCCTGAAGAATATAACTGAAGCTGCAAAGGCAGGCAGGGAATGGAATGATATAGTAAGAGAAAACTTCCTCGAAAATGCAGAAGTTGCAAAACTAACATCACAGATTGAGGAATTACGCTATGAGATGGCGGATAGTTTCACAACCGAGGCGCAAAGGGCTGAATTAGCTACAAAGGCACTCGATAAGTGGAACGAAAGAAAAGCACTTCAGCTACGCAATGCTAAAGAGGAGTTTGGCTGGTATCAGAAGATGATTGAGAAGATGCCGGATGATATTAAAATCCGTGAAGGTTATATAAAGACACTCGAACTGTTAATACAATTACAGGGTTTCGATAGGGAGGCAAGGACATTACTGAAGGCATCCACAAAGGAAGGATTTAAACCTGGCAGTTATCTTGAGGCAGTTGAAAAGGACGTAGAAGAACAGAAAAAAGTAATTGCAGAACTTCAAAGAATAAAAGACAAGCAGAACGCACTGCTTGCCGGGAGTTCTGACTTTGTGAGTAAATATGACCTGTTCCTGTCGGGTCAGAGTATGAGTGAGAAATACGGCAAAAGAAAAGAATTTAAGGACGTAAAAAAGGATATTGGTGAAGTCTCCGTATCACTTGAGGGGCAGATGGCTATTGTGGATAAGCTGACAGGGACTTTTCAGGATATGTTTAGTAATATAGCCGGGGGCTTTAAAGGTATGATAGATGCTTTTAAAAGCTCACTATTATCTTTTGCTGCTGAACTGGCTGCGAGGGCTGCGATATTTGGCATATTGTCGTTATTTGCCGGGGGGACACCGATAGCAGCACGGGCGTTAACAGGACTGAGGAAATTTGTAGGTATTCCGGGTTTTGCCGGTGGGACTAATTTTGCACCGGGCGGGCTTGCCGTTGTTGGTGAGCGTGGCCCGGAACTGGTTAACCTTCCACGTGGCAGCCAGGTGATACCAAACGGGGGCAGTCAGCTTGTGGCAGTGGTTAAGGGGACTGATTTACATTTCATATTACAGAGGGCGCAAAGACAATTAACAACTAATACATAATTGGCATTCGCAACTAAATACCGCAATGAATTTACTGATGAACTCGGAATGACATGGATGACCGAGATTCAGCAGGATGGGTTTGCCTCAACTGTCACCAACCTGACAGGGACGGGAAGCCCTCTATCTATTGAGTGGTATGGCGATGATGATATTTACAGGGATTACATAAAAGGCTCAAAACTCACCCTTAATGTAGAAGCCCCTTCTGATTTGGGCTTATCGGATTTATTTACTTCTGAGAACCTTGAATATAAGGTAAAAGTCTCAAAGGGTGTTCAACTTCTTTTAAACCTTGAGAATGCCAGTTATGACACTTATGTAACATCAGGGGCAAGAATTATATCGGCTATCTCCGCCGGGGCTGCCGAGAGCCTGTCAACTCATACTATTCCTATCACTGACGGAGTGCCTGTTTATGTTAGTGTGAATGTAAGTTATTCCGGCTCGGCTCCTGTGGTTTATTTAGCCGATGCGTTACTTGCCTCAAATCAGGTTAATTTATCTAATGGGGATAATTTCATAACACTAACCCCGACGGCTACCACTGACGCTTATATCCATTTTGCAGTAACCGGGGCGACAAATTTCACTACATCTGAGATATTTGTCATTCAATATACGAATTTCTGGAATGGGTTTATAGTGGCAAACAGCTACTCGGAGCCTTACGATGGGCTGCCTTATTCGATAGGTATTTCAGCGACAGATAGCCTCGGAATCCTCAAGGACTATGATTTTAGTGACCTTACATATACCGGGAGAGAAACGCTTGCAAAGGTTATATTTGACATTTTAAGCACTATTGGGGTTACGGGATTTGCCGAGTATATTAATTCTTACGAGAACCAGATATTTGACACCCCGGATGACTCACCGCTTGACCAGATTAAGATAGATACTGATGTATTTTCAAAGTTAACCCTTTACGATGCCCTCGGTGAGATGTTAAAAATATTTAACGCTTTTATCAGGCAGGATAATGGGGTAATGTCTATTTTTAATATCGAGGAGCTTAAAGGTGAGAATATAACAGGACGGCTTTTCTCAACTGCTACGGCTCATACTTCGGTTACTAAGGCAGCTAACCAGTCTATTGACCGGCCTACAAACATATCCACGTTTAAGGATTACAACGGCGGGACAAGGATGAAAATACCGGGGGCAAAGAAAATATCCATAAACCAGGATTACGGGTATAAGGAAAGCTGGATTGAGAATTATAACTTTGACACCGATAGGACATACAAAGAGAGCGGTTACTGGGAGGCCGAGGGATGGACTCGTAACGGTGGATGCCTGCTACTGCCGCCAAACACGGTAAATGAAAACGAGGGGATAGTTCTTTTTGACCATAACGCCTATCCTACGCTTACAAAATATATCTCTCAGTCATTTGCCCCTAATTCAATAAGCACATCGGATATACTGGTATTTTCTATTGACTACCTGTTATACAATATAGGATTGGCTGATGTCGGGGGGAATGAGATTTACATTAAGGTTAAGGCCGACGGGGCTAATAAGTGGCTGTATGGTGTAAATGATGATTATGCCGACTGGGATTCTTCGGATAATAAATTCATCCTGACAGTGGATGCGCCTGTTGGCACTACCGGATGGCTTAATTATAAATGCCGTGTAACGGGGCTTGATGTTGACGGGCCTTATACTATCTCAGTATTTGCAACTGATGACTCAGCCCCGAATGTTCACCTTGCCGTTAAAAACATACAATTCTATTCAACAGGTGATACGGTTATCCCGTACAGGACTAAGAATTATGCCTGGCCCTTTGGATTCCTGACCAAATGGAAACATACGTTAAAATACTACGATAAAACTGAGGTAGTCGTTAAACCCTACGAGAAAACAAACAGCATAGCGGGTGAGATAATTGAGAAGAATGCCATGCTTGGCGATGTGGCTGATTCAGGAATTGATAACATCCTTGAACAGTTTGCCGGGGCTTTGTCCGTTCTGGCAGTAACCTACCAGAAGAGGGTTGATACTATAACGCTCACCGGAACATCAGGTCAGGCAGATGTAGGATGTAACGGGCTTTCTTATTCATGTGTATTTAATACCACACTATCACAAACGGCAACCGATTACTATAATGCCCATGTCAACGATTATATCGGGGTAGATATAGACCTGACGGCAGATAATGAAAACCTCGTATTCACTTCAAGGGCTAACGGGCTGGAATTTGACCCGGCAGCTTTTATTACTCCCGACCTGGGAAACCTTGACGGGACGGTTGACCTTACGACCCCTGCATACGTGACCGCCGAGGAGCCTTCTGCATCGTGGAACTCTGCGGGGTCTTACCTGTACGATGACAGTGAGGATATAATAACCGATGATGGATTGGCGATAATTGACCTTGACTATGGCTCACCGGAGGCAGACCCGCTGATTGAACTTGCAGCCATCGAGCTTCAGACACAATACGGGCGGAGCAAACAGGTTATTGACCTGCCACTGAGGGAGACTGACAGGGATACGTTCTTCGATATTAACGGGCATCTCCAGGATGTACAGAATGAGTACAACGGCTCGCCATGCACTTTTGTAGTAGCAAGGGCCGGTTATAATATACGAGAGAGAGAATATAACTTAGTATTAACAGAAATAATTTAAGAAGATGAGCAGGTATTTTGCAGTTGACACAGGTTCCCCGAATGTGAATCCATTACAGGCGAGGATGATTGGTTACGGTGGTGATGAGTTTATCAGCGACACATCCACGAAGGTAGGGCCGTATTCTCATATCTACGTTACGGCTGATGCGGTGATTTCTGAGATTAAGATTGACGGCGTGAGTTGCCTGAGTGAGAGCGGATATTCAGGTAAGACTCTCCCACAGGGTTATCTTATCTGTGCTGGGGCAGACCAGAAGATTGACCACATCAAGTTAACGAGCGGTAGCGTCGAAGGATTCAGGTTCTACGTATGAGCAGGATTTACACATACGAGGGCAATACGATATATGAGTCTAAGTCGTACCTGGCTGCTGATTGCGCCAATACTACACTTAGCGGATTTACCGTAAAGCTCCATATCATGCAGAATAAGGACGATTACCATGCGCTGCTGACGGCTACCGGAACAGTCTCAGGGCAGGGAGTGGTCTTTACTATCCCGGCAGATAGCAACACACTGGACAAAGGAACGTACTATTACGAGGTAGTTGCCGAGAGTTCGGTGAATAAGTTCACGCTCGAACAGGATAGGCTTTTTGTTAAAGAGTCAATAGTATATCTAAGTTAATATGGCAACAACAACACTAAGGGCAGCTCTGGCGGAATTATTCCCGGCAGCCAACGATACAGATAACGACAATCTCAATGATGTAATAGGCAACAAGACCGACACGGCATCAACGACAGTGGCAGCAACTACTTCGCTGGTTGCATACATCAAAGGAATACTGAATGACCTGGAGATATTGTCAGACCATATTCACGGAGTCTCTAAGGTATATCCAACACTGGCAGCAGGGGTAACAGTAACAGCATCGGCTACACCCTGGACGCTCGGCTCATTTGTCGAGATAGTTCCGGCAAGCACAATAACGAGCATATATGATATTCATGCTATAAAGGTAGAAGCATTTGATACAACAACTACCTATGAGCTGGTGTTATATCAGGGAGCCAGTGATGTAGAAGTTGGCAGGGCAAGGATAACACGCAACACAGCACAAGCTACCTCGCCCTATGTTATCTTTATGACTCCCCGGATAGCAGCAAATGCAAGGATACGGGCAAAGGTTGCAAGCGCAGCATCATCGGCAGCAACAGTAACAATAAGTATAATGTATCATACATATTAAGGGGATGGGGATACAGAGTATTGAGTATCAGGCTCTAAAC